CGGTGTGCTCTTCGGGTCGACCGGAAAGAGCTCGTTTGGGTTACCAAACGTCCGCTTGGAGATACGGGGAACAACGATCAAGATCCATGTCACGGTTCGAAAACAGCAAGAACTCAAGATCGTCAAGGACGTCAGTTCGCCACTTTCCATAATGAAAGTCCGCATATGCACAAAAGTCGTCATCCGATATAGGCTCGGAGATGTTGTAAAGGCGAATAGCGGCAGACTCCAACGAATCGGAGCCCAACGCTATTTTAAGATTGTATGACAACAACTCGCGACGAACCTTCTCGATTGGCGTCGTGCATCCTGTGAACCTCTGAAGGAACAATCGGCAAATTGGAGGATAATACCTAAACTCGTAGGCGTACGATAAACTCTTGCCGGCCATATACTCATCATCGCCGATGTCTGTATTGTTGGCTCGCGCATTGAATCTACCGAAAGCCTTACCCAGCTTTGGTATCATCCTATGTCCGTACGACGTCGGGACAAACCGACGTGACAAAAACTCACACTGAACCAGATGCGTGTGCACCTTGACCTTGGCGCTCATCCTGGCTAGTGTGGCTATGTGTTGGTACGAACGTGCCGCTCGCCTAGGTATGCGGCCATTCTTCATCCTAGACAACATGTCGTCGCCCAAGATAAGAGTGGTAGCCCGCAGACCAAAGCGTGTTCCAAACGTAAAGAAAATAGTGGCGTTCCAAATGGAGTTGCGAAACGTGGTAGATGTTGATCCGGAAGGAAGCTGGTTTTTGACCTTAGCCTTAACCCCGAACTTCCTATTGAGGACAGAATAGTGGTTGGCGCGCAAAAGACACTCGACTAACCAGCCGGGTGCCCCTAATCGCAACATCCACATGCCCTCTAGTTGCACAACATCTGCCACTTGCAACTTATCGTTACTTGAAAAATCCGCTTCAATGAAAGGACCCTCGCCATCTACGAGGTGAACAAACGAATTTGGGTCAGCCCCATAAGCTATCGTAAAGTCTAGCTTATTGTTGCCGGCCTCTCTAGCGCCGTCGAAGGCGGCCACCAGTCTTTTCAAACATTGCTCAATAATCGGGCCTGAGATGCAGTTGTGGAGATCAGAGGAGGCGTTTACAATGCGCCCGGCCCAGCCCGGGTCGTGGCGCTTCATAAGAAGTTCAACCTTCTCAAAAATCTCTTTCGCTGCAAACTCAGAATCCCTATAAAGATTCATGTTGTCAAGAGCGGCGACCATCCTTTTTTGCTTGGACGGCTTAAACTTGGAGTTCCACTCCTCAAAAAGCTCGCGAGTCCATTCAATCGGAGGTAACTTCTCGGGTATTGTCTGGTCGAGAAGCTTCCGTGACCCAGTACGCAGGTCTTTGTGGACACGCAAGGAAGAATGATAATTAACACGCTTATTAAATGCAGCCAGAAAACTCTGGAAACTGCCATCGGTCAAAACTGGGTGGTTGTGTTGAAACAACGGGCCCAGTATGTCATGAGCTTGATGACGCGCCTTGCGACGCTTTGAATCTCGATCAAGCTTATATGAATGTGAATAGCTAAAAGGAACGTTAGGGGTGAACGAAGCCCCAGCAGTGCATTTCACTCTGTTGTCTCCATACTTCCAAGGAGGACGCCCGGACCCGCGTGTAAGG